CGTCGCCGGAAGCGCATTATTCTCCTGGAACTGACCTGCGCCGGGTGCTGCGGCCTGCGTATCTTCCAACAGTTCCTGCAAACCTAAAGCATTAAGAATTTTTTCTAATTTACCACTTGGCATATCTCTAACCTCACTTTGTTTAAATTTATTTTTTACCGCTTCACTATTAGCAAAATGGTTCAAATCATAAGACACTGAATTAATCACCAAAGTATTGTCATTTAACGCAGCAGCCACTCCTCCGATGATTTCGTCAGCAAAACCTTTTTCCTTACATTCTGCAGCGCCCATCCATGTTTCGTTGGACATCATCGTTTTGATTTCTTCGTCCGACACCTTACAACGCTTGCGATAAGCAGCGACAATGCTTGTTTTGATCGTAGCCAGCGCTTCTACCAACTTCGACAGTTCTGCCGCAGGATAGTATCCGCTAAGACCGATAGCGGGGTCGTGGATCATCATCAACGAGTTAGACGGCATAATGATTTTATCTGCCGCCACGGCTA